CACATACACCAGTTATATGTGACTGGTAGTCTTTACGCATGGGCTAGAGCTTACAACTTACGAAGTGATCCCAATGCTCAACAAGAAATACAGGACCTGGCAAAGTATTGGCATCATATATGTAAATATTTATTTCCTGTATCATGGCCTGCCTTGACAAGCACATCTTTAGAAGATGGTGATAAAGATGATCTATAAATATAGAATGTTATATTATAAAGTAATAGGTAGTATCTGTTTATCCTTATCAAGGATAATAGGTAGAGTAGCTAGCAAACTATATAATAAACATATTAGAAATAGTTTTATCGTCTTCCATAGGAAGTTTCCGAAATAATAAAAACAAAAGCTATGATAAATAATCTAAAATAAAGGGTTAAAGATATGGTAAAAGGATGGTTAGTACAGTTAGTAGGGGATAAGCCAGGCAGTGAAGCGGCTTGGACCTTTGGTTCTCGTGAAGAAGCTGAAGATTTTATTACAAATCGTTACAATTTAATTAAGTATCTGGGGAATGATCCCGACAACAGTTACTATATAGTCCCTGTAGAGTAAGTTCTACGAACTCTACAGGGATTATATAGAATGGGAGAAAATAAATGACTACGGTACAGGTAAATCTTAATGAGCCTGACGATGAGGGTAAGGATTGTGCTGCTTGGGAATTTGATACCTTTAAAATGGCAGCAGGGTTTGTTGATGCGATGGCTGAAAGCCATTATGATTCATTGACCATCATTATTAAAGTGAAATAGTAGTGGAACATACTATCAATAGTAAGTTTATTAAACACACACCATGTGATGATTGTGGATCGTCCGATGCCCTAGCAGTGTATGCAGACGGTCACACATGGTGTTTCTCATGCAACACACATAGTTACTTTAAAGGAGACAACATTAAAATGGAACAGGCATCCTCTGTTGCACCTTTTTCTACGCTAAAGAATATGACTGAAGGTAGTTTTACTACGATCCCTGATCGTAAGATAAGCTTGGATACCTGTCGGCATTATGGGGTTACCACATTATCTAATAACAACAGTATATTTAAACATGTATATCCTTACCACTCTACTAACGGTGTTCACGTAGGGAATAAAATAAGAACGGTAACCAATAAGAGCTTTATAACTGAGGGAAATATTAAGACTTGTACTTTGTTTGGTCAGAAACATTTCCCGCCTAAAGGTAAATATATTACAGTTACAGAAGGAGAACTCGACGCCATGTCCGTCTACCAAATGTTTGGTAGTCGTTGGCCTTCCGTATCAGTACGATCCTCTGCGTCAGCAGTTAAAGACTGTAAATTAAATTTAGAATATTTAAATTCTTTCGAGAATATTATTCTTTGTTTTGACAATGATCAGGCTGGTAAGAAAGCAGCAGAGAAAGTTGGAGAGTTATTTGAGCCTCACAAATGTAAAATTATTTCTTTGTCTAAGTTCAAAGACCCAAGTGATTATCTTAAAGCTGGAAAGGGTGAACAGTTCACAAAGGAATGGTGGTTAGCTGAATCATATACTCCAGCAGGTATCATTAATCTTAACAGCATTGGTGATGCTCTCTATGACGAAGACTTTTGTGAGACAATTCCCTATCCTTGGGTAGGTCTTAATGAAAAAATATATGGAATGAGGACAGGGGAACTAACAACCTTCACATCGGGTTCTGGTATGGGTAAGTCAAGTATCATTAGAGAGTTAATGCATCATATATTAAAAGTATCGAAAGATAATATTGGTGTGCTTGCCTTAGAAGAAAGCGTCAGGAATACAGCGTTTAATATTATGTCAGTTGAAGCTAATCAAAGACTATATATTAAAGAAATTAGGGAAACATTTCCTATTAACCAGCTAAAGGCATGGCAACAGGCAACTGTAGGAACAGGTAGGTTCTTTGCGTTCGATCATTTTGGTTCTATATCTAACGATGAAATATTAAATCGTATTAGATTTATGGCAAAGGCTTTAGATTGTAAATGGATATTTCTGGATCACTTATCTATTCTCGTATCAGGACAAGAGAGTACTGACGAGCGTCGAAGTATAGATATACTTATGACTAAGTTACGATCATTAGTAGAAGAAACAAATATAGGTTTAATGCTTGTATCACATTTACGTCGAGCCACTGGCTCTGACAGGGGACATGAGGATGGTCGAGAAGTAAGTCTGTCTCACCTTAGAGGTTCACAAAGCATTGCTCATCTATCAGACGGTGTTATAGCATTAGAAAGAAATCAACAAGAACAAGATGAGACATTAGCTAACACAACGGTAGTTAGAATTCTAAAGAATAGATATACCGGCGACACTGGTATATCAACATACTTGCACTACGACAAAGATTCTGGTAGACTATCAGAAATATCTAACCCCTTTGAAGCAGACACCGACTCTGAGGAGGATTTATTTTAATGGTAACTAGAAAATTATTTAGTAAATCATTATACAATGCATACAATACACCAGCACTGATGGCTGGGAAAGAGTACTTAAAGAATAAAGGATTTAAAATAACGTCCTCCGAGGAGGATATGAGTGTAGATTTACAAGCTATAAAGGATAACAAACATTATTTTTTTGAAGTAGAAGTTAAGAATGGTTGGGAAAATACTTGGCCTTCTAGTTGGAAAGATGTTAGAATCCCTGAAAGAAAAACTAGATTAATTAATTATGCTAAAACAAACAATAAGAAATTAACATTTATTATTTTTAGAAGGGATTTAAAGGCTGCATGGACAGTGGATGGTGATACTGTTAAAGATTGTGAACTTAAAGAAATATCAAACAGATTCGTACCTAAAGGTGAGTACTTTTATATTATACCAATAGATAGGGCAAAATATATAGAGCTATGAGATGTATCCTAGATATAGAAACAGATGGCTTATTAGATGTAGCCACTAAAGTACATTGTATCGTAGCATTTGACATAGATAATAAAAAACCATATGTCTTTGTAGGCGATGAATGTAAGGTTAGGTTTCCTAATTTTGTAAGAAGGGTTGATAAATTTATAATGCATAACGGTATCTCTTTTGATGCACCAGCATTAAATAAATTATGTTCTACTAATATTAAAGAAAGTCAAATCATAGATACACTTATCATGTCACAGCTATTTAACCCTATAAGGGATGGTGGTCATTCCTTAGCAGCTTGGGGTGATCGACTTGACTTCCCTAAAGGGAACATATCTGATTTTACTTTTTATTCAGAAGCTATGCTCAACTACTGCAAACAGGATGTCAATCTAACTTATAAGTTATATAAACATCTATTAGAAGAAGGTAAAGGATTCTCTAGGAGTAGTTTAGATTTAGAACATAAGATTAGAGATATAATAAACTCCCAAGAAAATACAGGATTCTATCTTGACGTACCTTACGCAACGATATTATGTGCGTCTCTTCAAGACAAGGTAAACATACTTTATGATCAACTACAGGAAACATTCACACCTATTATAATTACAGGTCGAACACATAAGAGTTCTGGTAAACCTCTAAAGGATATTGTTGAGCCTTTTAATCCTGCATCCAGAAAGCAGATAGGGGAAAGGTTAATACAGCTTGGTTGGAAGCCTACTAAAAGAACTGATAAGGGTAACATTATTGTAGATGAGAGTGTATTAGATAAAATTAATATGAAAGAAGCTAAACAAATATCTGAATATTTATTGTTACAAAAAAGAATTGTTCAGATATCTTCGTGGATTAATTCAATTAAAGATGATGGGAGAGTACATGGAAAGGTTCTAACATTAAGAGCTATCACAGGCAGGATGGCACACACTTCTCCTAATATGGCCCAAGTGCCAGCAGGATATTCACCTTACGGTGAAGAGTGTAGATCATGTTGGACTGTAGAAAATAAAGAAACACATAGTTTAGTAGGTACAGATGCATCAGGTCTAGAGTTAAGAGGTTTAGCCCACTTCATGGGCGACCAGAATTTTGTTAAAGAGATTATAGATGGTGACATACATACGGCTAATCAAAAGATGGCAGGTCTTGAGACAAGAGATCAAGCTAAAACATTTATCTATGCGTTAATGTATGGGGCTGGTCCAGCTAAGATTGGTTCAGTCGTAGGTGGTAGCTCCAAGGAAGGAGAAAAATTAATACAAAGATTTATGAAGAACATGCCTAAGTTTAATCTTCTCAAGAGAAATCTAAATAATGCAGCTATGTCTGGTAAAATCAAAGGTCTTGATGGAAGATTACTACATATAAGGTCTCCCCATGCTGCCCTTAACACCCTTATTCAGGGTGCTGGTGCAGTGATTTGTAAACAATGGCTTGTTCAAATGACAACTAAAATAAAACAAGAGGGACTGGATGCCAGGCTTGTCGCTAGTATCCATGACGAGTATCAATTCGAGGTTAATAACAAGGACATAGATAAGTTTGGTGAGATTACACATACCTCAATTAAAGAGGTAGAAGATATATACAATCTAAAATGTCCTTTGGATTCTGAATATAAAGTTGGAAAAAAATGGGCTGAGACCCATTAAAGTACTTGACATCAACATTCACCTAGTATAAAATATAAAAATTGGATGGAAATCCAATTAGTATCCTATAGAGTAAGTTCTACGAACTCTATAGGGTACTAATTGAAATGATAAAGGAGTAAGATTACATGATTGATTGTGAACGGAAAATTCTGGCAGCATTGAAGAAGCGTATGCGGGTTACTCGTAAGACGGCTATCCAGCATGGGTGGTGTGAGAACCTTACAGCTACGATCTCTAATCTTAGAGATATGGGACATAACATACAAACAGTTAAAGCTAAACATAGAAATGGTTCTAACTACACCCGATATCGTTATGTTCGTGGTGGAGCGCCTTGGTTGGCCGATTCGGAATCCCGATCTGCGCCAATCTTTAACTAAATTAACCTGCAAATTCAACATACGGAGTTTTATATAAATGAACATGTCTAATGTAGAGAACAAGACATCCGATATCGTTTCGGGTACTGCTTACTGGGCGTCTATCGTCTCCCCTAACACTACCTTCGATGACGATGGTGTGTGGGAGATTAATGTCTGCAACCTTGATAAGGATGCGGTAACTGTCCTCCAAGAAAATGGGTTACCTGTTAAAAACAAAGGCGATGAGAAGGGAGATTACGTCTTGGTTAAGCGTAAGGTGCGACGTAAGGATGGTGGTGTTAACAGGCCTCCGAAGGTTGTTGATTCCAATAATACTGTTATGCATGATACACTTATTGGAAATGGTTCCCTTGTTAATGTCAAGTATCGTCCATATGATTGGACCTTTGGTAATAAACAAGGAGTAGCTGCTGATCTAGTAGCTATTCAAGTTGTTGATTTGGTAGAATACTCAACAAACTCAGAAGAGTTTGAGGATGTTACTGGTGGATATCAAACCCCTGAAGACGATATTCCCTTTGACGTGGATTTTTCTAAGTTGGCTAATACTTAAATGATTTGGGACTCCCTTTCTCCCTGTTAGGGGGTCCCATTTCCTATAGCTTATGAAAAATATAGATAGCCTTATTAGAGATATCTATTCCCTATATTCTGAGGATCAAGATATTATACGGAGTAAAGATTCTCTTATAGAAGCTGCAAAGAAGATGGGTGAAAATATTGCCGATCAAGTCTTATCTTCCCTTGATGAAAGACGCACGAGAAGAAAAAACACTCTTAGATTATCTACGATAGGTAAACCTAAACGCCAGTTATGGTATCAGTTAAAGAACTACAAGGGTGAAGACACTTTAAAGCCTAATGATTATATAAAATTCTTGTATGGTCATATTCTAGAGGAGTTACTTTTATTCTTAACTTATACTGCTGGTCACTCAGTTAGTGAACAGCAGAAACAAGTAAAAATAGGAGGAGTTGTAGGACATAAAGATTGTAGGATAGATGGTGTAACAGTTGATATTAAAAGTGCATCTCACTATTCTTTTAAAAAGTTTAAGGAAGGAACTTTAGAGGATGATGATCCATTCGGATATATCAGTCAGTTATCTGCCTATATTAAAGCAGAAGGAGATAGTGAGGGTGCCTTTCTTGTTATAGATAAACAGAATGGTGAGCTTACACTTTTAAAGTTACATCAAATGGAGCTTGATGATGTTGAGGGTACTATAACCTCTATTAGAAATTCTTTAGAAATAGAAGGCCCACCAGAAAGATGTTATGAGGATAAACCTTTCGGTAAGTCAGGTAATCGTCATCTAGCTATTGGCTGTAAGTTTTGTGAATTTAAAAATATCTGCTGGAGTGATGCTAATAATGGTAAAGGTCTAAGAGTTTTTGATTATGCATCCGGCCCGGTTTATTTTACTCAAATTAATAATGAACCTAAAGTTTTAGAACTATGAAAACTCAGAGTGCTAAAGCAAAGGGAAGAAAATTTCAGAATTGGGTAAGGGATAAACTCATCGCAATACTTTCTATACATGAAGAAGATATTGAGAGTAGGAGTATGGGAGCCAATGGAGAGGATTTGATCATGGCACAATCAGCTAGACATAGGTTCCCCTATTCTATTGAATGTAAGAATCAAGAACGTGTTAACATATGGAATGCTTATAGTCAGGCAGGTGTAAATTCTGGAAAGTATGAGCCTGTTGTTTTTATAAAAAAAAATAAACATAAACCGTTAGTTATAATCGATGCCGAATATTTTATCAGAACTCATAGAAAGTAAATTAGATACTATAGAAGTCTCTAAAATTAAAGAGAGATATGATAAGGGTGATCCCCACATGTCTCTCTTTAATGGAGTTATTCTTCAAGCCCTTCTTGACATTTGCAGAGATAAGGATTACCTTGATAAGGATAAAGAGGAAGCTATGGAATGGTTCTTTTCCTCAGTAGTATCTATTAAAGAAAATTTTGAAAGTGTTTGTGATCTTGCTGGTGTAGAAGTGCCAAGGGTTAAAGATTTTGCTTATAGAATAATTAACTCTAGTAATAAAAAAACTATACGTCAGCAAATAAGTTATTATTTACATGAAGAAATTTAATATAGACATTTCTAATATTACTGTTTTTTATGCCAAGGAGTTACAGAAAATGTCAGATGAAAAAGCAACCACTAAACAAATAGGTGGTTCTCATTATAAGGACCTTGAAATTCAACCAGTAGATTATATTGTTAAAAATAAATTAGATTTTTTAGAAGGTAATATTATTAAATATGTTACTAGGCATAGACAGAAGGGACAGAGTAAAGATATCCGAAAGGTTATCCATTATGCTGAGTTAATATTACAGTTAGTGTATGACGAAACATCATAACAGGGAGAGTCAATTGTTTAAATCTAATAAAAATCCACAGTTCCGATCTAAATTTTCAGAAGATATTTTCTATACAAAGTATGCTCATAAAGGTGCAGAGACTATGCATGAATTGGCAGCAACTTTAGTTGAGGATGTGTGTCAAGATAAGATGCCTAAGTCTGAGAAGGACGAACTAATAAGCCATATAGCTGAACTACGATTTCTACCGGGTGGCCGTTATCTTTATTATGCTGGCAGATCAGCTAAGTTTTTTAATAATTGTTATCTTTTGGATTGTGAAGAAGATACGAGAGAGGATTGGGCAAACCTTTCTTGGAAGGCTGAGTCATGTTTGATGACGGGAGGTGGTATAGGGGCAGACTATTCTGTATACAGATCGGAAGGCTCTTCTCTTGGTGGCACAGGCGGTATTGCTAGCGGTCCCATTCCTAAAATCCAGATGATTAACGAGATAGGTCGAAGAGTTATGCAGGGTGGTAGTCGAAGGTCGGCAATCTACGCATCTTTAAATTGGAAACATGCAGACATATACAAGTTTCTTATTTCTAAAAATTGGAAAGACATGCCTGTAGGAACTACTGG